TCAAGAGGGATTGGAATTTGTTCAGGACTCATAATTTTTACTGTGATGAAGGATAGCGGCAGAATAAAAATCTAATTGATGAGACTCAGCAATTTCTGAAACCTCATCAAGAAGACCTAGTGATTCGATTTTGTTAAAGTCTTTTACACATTCTAAAGCATTTGTTTCCCAATTATCTAAATCATGAGCGCAAACAATTTTTTTGCAAAGCTCTTCTAGTGCAGAAGTTTGCTGTTTAGATAGCTTCTTAATGCCCATATTTTCTCTAGCTTTTGCTTTAACAAGAGAATCAAGAGCCTCGATTTTGTAGATAATTTCTTGAATGTTTTTGCGGGAGAAATTAGCTTCTGTGATTGCACCTTCTGGGCGACCTGCACTCTTTGGAGTTTCGTTAGTACCGCCATCTGCGCTGGGGATAACTGGTACGCCGCCCACAATCGGATTATAATATCCCTTACCTCTGTCAGCGACAAAGGTTTCTTGAGCAGGGGCAATTTCATCAGCTTGTGGGAATCTGCCAGTATTAAACACTGTAAGACCTTGCTGTGGAGTGATAACACCAAGTTCCATGAGGCGTGTGGTAACGCGAAGAAGCTGAGTATTGTCCTTAAAGTCAATCTCCTTAAAGCGAGCTTCTGGATAAGCTCTGAAGCCTAAAGCTTTGGCGATGCGCTTGATTTCTGGCTGTAAAAATTCATTTAAAAATGCTTGACGGCTTTCTTTCAAGCGGTCAATAAACATGTCAATCTTGGTGGCGATATTACCGTACTTATCGTCGCCAAAGAAAATATTTTGAAGACCTTGCTCAATGTCCTTATTTAAGGTTTCATACTTGGCTGGTCCAAGTACCTTGTTAAGGTCAGGAATAACGAAGTCAGCTTTTGTTGTGTAGTCTGAAATGAGGACTCGTCCAACAGATTCGTTTCGGAACAAGTCTTGCATCGCTCGGAGATTATTGTGGTTAATGCCTCCTTTGTCGGGCGGTGCGCCCATTGTGATAAGTAAGATGACGTTCTCAACAGTTCGCGTAATTGCTTGGTCCATTTTCTTGAGTTCAAGCTTGGCGTTAATGTCTTGAAGCACAGGAAAGCCGAAAGGAATAGCGAACGGTTCATAGTCTTGTTTTTTGTAAAATGCGAAATGTAAGCGAGTTGGGTCAATCTTAATTTTTAAACCATTCTTTGCAAAACCGCCGCGATTAATTTCCTGACGAACATTCTCTGGAAATGAATTTAAAAGCTCGCGGTCTTCGTCTGATTGAGGGTGACGCAAACGCTCCAAGTCATACTCTGAAAGCACCTTTTCATAAGCGACTGCGCTAAAAGTAGTGGCTCGCTTCGCTACAATATCAAACGGATTAAGCATAATATATTTCAGCGGAATAGTATTTGCCGAAACATCGCCTTCTGCGGCATACATTGTGGAAAGCTTCTTGAAGTCCTCTAGGTCGAACTTACCATCCGTGCGATAAATGAAAATATTGCCACTGCGATAATATTCACGGAAGAACTGATCCTTCAAATCCCACATGCGAATCTTGCGCATCCAACGATAGAAGAAATCTTTTGATTTGTCTGTGCCGCCTTCTAGATAAATTTCGCCGTTGGAAAACTCTGACATTAAATCAATGGCATTGCGGAAAATTGGAACATTGGCATAAGCCTTTTGGCAAAGCTCAATAGCTTCGCGAATATAAACTCCGTCATTGGAGAAACTATATGGCAACATGCCAGCGCGAATGCTGCTATATCGGTCAAAAACTGGAGCTAGTGCGGCTCGGTTGAATCTGCCGCCAGTAGCGTCAGTTCTGCTCAATGGCTCGCGAGAAGCAGAAGAAATTTTAAGCTGTACTGAAGCGTCCGAAGTATAAAACGGTTCTCCCGCCAATACAGGATCAATGTTTGCTTGAGTTTGTTCTGGAAAGTCTGGGATTGACTTTTGTTCGAATTTCTTCCAGTAATCGGATTTTTTATTATAGGAGCGGGCCATCGTTTATATTACACTTAAAAAGTTAGAAATCTAACTTTAAAAGTGACTTACGCAAAGAATGGCGTGAACGTGGCTTCAACATCTTCTGGTTTGAAATCCATCATGTCAAAATACGTTTGAATCATCCAATTACCCAATACTAGAGCAGAATAAGAGTCTCGACGCGCTTTGTCTGGGCCAGTTTGACGGCGAATGTTTTGTGGCAAGTCAAATGACTGAGTTCCTTGAGCAGTAGTAGAAATTTGAATAAGGGCGCACTGAGCTTTTGTAAGATCAATCATATCTTTCTGATGCTCAATAAAGTCAATAGTTTTTGCGGCTGAATTTTTCTCTTCACTGTCTGCCACTCTTAAAAATTTAAGTTTATCAATGGGAACGTGTTTCTGACGTTGACGCTGATAGTCGTCATTAATTGCTGAAGAGGCGAACCAAACTCGCTTATGGTCGAAAGCGGATTGCAGAAGCTCGTTAGCACTGCGAATCCAAGAAGAGGTTGGCTTTCTTAAGTGGCAAATTCTCCTGCCTTGCAAATTGTACTGGTTTCTTGCTTCTCGTAGAGCATTCTGATACTCTTGTGGGTTATCAAAGTCTGCGTCAAAGCATTCGATTTTAATTTCTGCCTCTTTGAAGATTTCGCTTTCATTGCAAGCATTAAGGAATTGAACGCCACCGTTATAGTCACCAACCATGGCAACAATATTGAAATGAGTAAGCAAATAATAAAGATAAAAAATGTGGCTCTTCAGGCTCGTTCCAGAAATGGCGTAGCTATGCACAAGAGTACCGATTTTACGGTCTTTATTTAGTTTGAATACATGCATAGCGAAATCGTCAGAACTCTCGCTCTCGGACCACGAAGGGTCAAAAGAAAGCAAGTATTCATCGTTGGGTTCGCCAGAAATTTCTACGCACTGTCCCTGACCATCTTCAATGGTGCAAGCTGCCATTTTACTAACTTTAAAATAGCCGCTGGAGTCGTCAGTAAAAATAGAACCAAACTCTCGGTCAAACTGAGACTGACTCATTGTTGATTTGGCTTGTTGAATCAATGATTGGTCATACAACTGCGTGGGAGCGCAGTCATAGCTAAGATGCATAATCGTGCGGTGAGCAACGTCGCTCTTCTCAGGATTGAGAATAAGATTCTCGTATTGCTGATAGAGCTTGTATAAATATTCGAACTTGTAGGAGGCAGAAGAAAGGCCAATGATTTTATTGTTTGGCCATTGAGTGCGTTCTTCTTCGGTAAGATTACCGTTTTCAATCAACTGAGTTTCTAAGTTGTAAATCTCTTGACGCTCAGTTGGGTTTTCTACTACAGAAAGGAACGGAACAATAACTTCGTTATAGATTCGTTCTGGCATGAGCAAGAACTCGTCAATAATCATTCGTTGAAAGCGGAAACCACGGAGCTTTTCGCCATCGCCAAGAGGCAGCGCAGTAATCTTGCTGCGACCAATTTCCATTACCCACTGGTCGTTGTTTTTTGAAATACGAGTTACCGCTTCCGAAAACATTGCTGCTTTCGGAGTTTTCATAATGTCCTCAATCTTGTTGAAGATCATTCGGCTCTGTCGGAAAGACTTGGAAATGATGCCAATATGCACTCCTTGATGCAGAACAGCGTCTAGAGCCGCGAATAAACCAGTGGTAAAGCTTTTACTCTGGCCACGACTCCAAATGCCTAAAAAGTAATCTGTGAGCATCATGGCTTTAATTGCCATGTGTTGAAACGGAAACAATCTAATGCCTGTTAAAAGCTCGCAAGTAAATGAGGGATTTTCTTTCAGGAATTTATAAAGAAGAATCTTGGCTTCCTTTTCTTCAAGGTAGCCCTCTTTCGCAAGAATCTCTTGATTAATTTTGTCGAAGTGCTTTCGACGTTTTTGGTTTCCTTCAATCCAAGCCATTTAAAAGTCCCTCATTAATATAATATTGTAAATCAACATTCCATAACTTTCTACCGTGCTTTAACAAGCGAGGAATGAGTTTGACGCTGTTCTCGCGATTAGAAGTCATCACGAATTGGCAGCAGTCCTTAAATTCTAGTTGCAAAGCTCTCATATTGTGGTAGATATAAGCTAGGTTAGCTTGGTGCTTTGATTTGCTGTTATTTTTTTCTATTTGCTCAAGGTCGCTTTCTACAACCACAAAAATAAAACAATCCTGCTCTCTTGCTCTCTGCAATTCCCTGCGGAAACGCTCGTAGTTGTCCTGACTTAGAGTAGATTTAAAATCGCCCTCTGATTTTCGGTCAACAAAGGTATAGTCAAAAAATTGATTTTCAATACCATAATCGCCCAAATCCAATTTGAGAGATTCGCTTTGAGGAAATGAAAGAGGTTGCTGTTCTCGGGTGTCAATGAAGATTTTAGCATTTACTTTTTGAGTAAAGTCTTTGGGCAGTCGGCTATTTAAAAATGGTTTCCCACTAACGCTCTCGCTCGCGTGCGTATAACTATCAAAAAAATACTTAAACACATGAATACTTGGCAAACCATAACTAGTTAGCATTAATTCTGATGGGGAAACGCCATCCTTTATTTTAGGAGTTAGCATATCTAAAAGAACCATCTGAACTCCTAAATCTTCTTTATGTTGATGGATAAAAAACTTTTTCTGATTGTCTGTATTTAAAAAATAGCTGGAAAAGTATTGCTCTTTGTTTTTGAATGGCAACAAGTCGCCAGTTAATAAATCTTTGCGGCGAAAATGCTTTACATAATAATCATGCAAAAACATATCATGCTTCTTTATGTGAGCATGAAGGCTTCGTTCGCTATCGAACGACTGCTGGCACTCTAAACATTTAAATGACATCATCTTTTGCTAGACCAAGAACACGCGCTTTCCATTCGCCCATGCTTTCAAGGCGGTTAGCTTCTTGAGATACGATTTCTTTTTGCATTTCTGCAATTTTAACCATATTTTTTCTCTCCTCTTCATCTTGGAAAAGCTGAACAAGAGAAATGATTGAGGCGTTTTCTTTATTGCGGCTTTTCATTCTTTCCGCACGATCACCTTGTAATTTTTTAGTCAAGTTTTCGATTCGTCCTTCGCACTGGTGGTATTCACCAGATTTTGCTTTAATAATTTCGGCCAAACGAACAGTCATGTCTTGCTGATCTTCAATCTCGTCGAACTGTTCATTTAGTTTATTTAAATGCTTGCCAATTACTTCAAGATTAATGATTTCTTTACACACGTTCATGTAAAGGTTAAGCTCATCGGCAGATAGGTCAGGCTTATCCCAAGTCAAACGAATAAACTCTTCTTCGAACAATACTCGGTCTTTCATAGACAAGTAGTTGTTCATGATCGCAACGAATCGCGAATTATTTAAGTTAACCCCAAGCTTATCAATGCAAACCCTGTATTGGCGCGATAATTTAGTTTCGTCAAGGGTTAAGCCAGTAGCATCATTGACCTTTTTAAGAACGCGGCTAAAAGCTTTTGGCGCAACATAGTCTGTGAGGGCAGCATTCTCATTACCCATCACAAAGTCAGGGTTGATTGAACGAATGTAATCTAAGACTGCTCGCTGCTCCATTCCAAGCTTCTTTACTTCTCTGTCAGCAAAAATTAATTCAGCAATTCGCAGGGAAGATAGTCCAGCTTGCGCTTGAAGCAAAATAAATTCTTTTTGAGCGTCGGTTAATTCAATCTCGTCATTTTTAACCTTTTTAGTGGTCGAGTATTGTAAATTGTTTTCTGTTAGGAACTTGCTCACTAGTCGTCCCTCTTTCTTTCGCCCATCTAATGTCTGGTCGTTGAAACAAGCTCTTGTAAGCTCGTTTAAGTCAGGGGTCTTTGCGAAGTTTTCGCGCAGGAATTGTTTTTGCGCCTCTGTTAGTTCTTTCATAAAATATCAGAGTTTTTTAAAATTTCGATAGCTTTATCTCGGAATAGTTTTTTGAGATTTTTAATTTGTTTATAGCCTATCTTGCGATTCTTTTCGCTGGAGCGGTAGCCCAAAAATAAAGCAACTTCTTCATCGCTCTTCTTCTCAAAATACAGCATACAATAAGCTTTGTAATAGTTGTCAGATAAAACCTTTTTCATTTGCTCGTTAAGTAAAACAATAGCTTCTTCAAAATCAATATTTTCAGAAGACATGTTCTCGACTTCGCGAGCATGGTTCTCCATTTCTAATGGAATTTTAATATTGTAACCGTGCTTTTTACTCTTCTCCCAGCCAGCATACAAATCACAACGAGAGCTTTGAAATCCTTGGGGTAAAAATGAACATCCCTCGTCCCCAGTATTAAATTCGCAATTCATGCAAGGCTTAACGTAATTAGTATAATTATTCCTAATTAGGTTCCTCATTTGATTTGAGACGATGCGAGAAATCCAAGGCTCTAATGGCTTGGACTGATCCCACATTTCCCACTTCTTGTAGATGTGGAGTTTAATGATTTGCTCTACATCTTCGAACGAAAGCCACTTTAAAACATTAAGCTGCCATTTGTTTCGGCGCTTCCTGATTTCGTTCTCAATGATGGGCAACTTTTCCTCGAAAGAGATTTTAATCTTTTTTGCCATGCCGTTCTTTGAAGTCATCTACAGAGACGGCACGATTTCTACGATTAAAAGTTCTAGGTTGCCCGAAAAGTTCGCCAAATTGATATTGGCGATTGGTTGAATCGCTTTCTAATTCATAAGCAAGAGAAGAAATGCTGGGAAGATCGTCAGAGTTGGAATACTCTTCGTCATCGTCGTCAATCCACTCGTCTTCATCTGGGCTTCTCTTTTTAGGGAGGGTTTTAGGCGGCACCGAAGCTGTTGCTACTGATGCGTTTAATTTTGTACCGCATTTCCCACAAAAATTTGGGGGAGAAAAATTATAAGTCATTTTATGACCGCAATTTGTACAAAATGAAGATGCCATATTATTTTGATTCTAGTTTTTTCTTAATCTCGTCCGTGTCTCGCTTAATATATTCAAGCTTAGTGTTAATTAATTCAACAACGGATTGCATTTTTTGATCAAGAACCTGTATTTTTACTTCTGCTGCGTCTAGTTCTTTTTGCACGACTTGTAAATCAACGACGGAAGCGTAATTACTATTCAGCCAAAGTACAGTAACGCCAGCTAGAACCAAAATGAAGCTTTTGGCGACACCAAACCAATCGAAGGAAGATTTTAATGGGGATTTTTCTGGCATAATAAATATTACACCTTTTTACCCAGTTGTTCTAATTTTTCAACAATAAATTTCAAAATTTCACTGCGATAAATATCTTCTTTTCCAAATTGGAAAACATGGATTCCTCGGGCGCGACTCTCTTCGTCGTCGAACAGATTGATGAAGTCATTGAAGCCGCTGAATCGAATATCGCTCTGCATCAAGTCGCCGCAGATAAAGAGTTTCGACTGCTCTCCGATTCTAGTAATTAGAGTAATTAATTCTTTTTTAGAGAAGTTTTGTGCCTCGTCACAGATTACTACTTTGTTTGTCCAGCTAGCTCCGCGAACGAAGTTTACAGGTAACACGTTGATAATCTGTTCTTTACGCAAGTTTACCATGGTTGGCGCAGTGATGATTTCTTCCATCTTGTCTTCCAAAGGAATTAAGAAGGGCATGAATTTCTCATCCACAGTGCCTGGCAAGCTGCCAATGCCACGGTCTGCGCTTTCCGCAATGCTTCGAATGTAAGTCATGTCCCATTCTCTATTGATAGCGAGCAAATTAAGGGCCGCATAAACAGCCATGTATGTTTTGGATGAACCAGCGGGACCAGTAATAAAAACAGCTTTTGTCTCAGGGTTTAAACAAACATCTAGTAATTGTTTTTGTTTTTCTGAAAATTTAAATTTGCGCTGCTTGAACTCAATCTTACGTTCTGCCGAACCAATCTCGATAGAACCCTCAACGGACTTTTTAGATTTTGCCATTCAAAGTATTATACACTTTTAATAGATATTTTCTTTAAGAGAAACGCTGCCATTTAAAGTATTTCCTGGCTGCTGGGTGAGGGACTGACTAGTGATTTTGCCGCTCACATCAATTGCTAGCTTGTAGTCTGTTCTAGGATTAAAGGATGCTCCAGTAACAAAATAACGGAAAGGAGAAAATCGGAAACTAACGCTGGAACCGTCGCCGCTACCATTGTAATCAATAATTGCTCCAACATTCTCACCCTCAATAGTTACTGTGCGCTCAACACTGTTTAACAAAACGCGCTCTGGAGTTTTGCTACCAATGGTGTAAACGGGATTGCGGCTACAAGCAGTATTAATTTGCACACTGCGCTTGCTTTGGGGCAGTGGTTCTAGATTTCCCGTGATGCCCACCGCCAAAGCATGTAAAGAGTCAAAATAAGCCCCAGTACCAGCAGCTTGTAGCAACGCTGGCGCACCCGCCAAACCAGTGAATGTAGTTCCTTCAATTGTTTCCGTGTCATAGCTGTTAAAATCGGCGCTGAACACAATGGGCTGGTAAGGAGTAATTTGAATAGTATAAGAATTCAGGTGGCAATCTTTAAACAAGAAATTACCAACCCGAATCTGATGCCCAGTCTCAAACTCACCAGTGAGTGCTAATACGCCAGTTTGTGAAATTAAACGAGAATTAGTGTTTTCCCCAATAAGAGGAAACCAAGAAAAAGAAATCTTTGCTTGAAGCGGGCCAGTTGGCGCGTAATCATTGCGGATTGGAGTTTTGCCCAAATATTTTCGCGGCTCTAGGGAAGCTTCGAAATTAATCGTTACATCGTTCGCGGCCATTAGATCGCTTCCAGCCCCGCCAGTAAGGGGAGCTTGATTTGCGCTGCTAAAGTTCGCGAAAACGGGAACATCCGTGTATTTAATGAATTTTGCCATTGACTTATGCCTTTTATAAGTTAAATTACACAAATGGATAAAAGATTAGAAAAATGTATTGAAATATCCTTGGGGCTACGGAGCAGTAAACAAACTGGCCGCAGCTTTCATACTACTTTTGTTTTCAATAAAAACAGAATAATAAGCATCGGCACCAACGACTACAACAAGCACCACCCCTATCACAAGATGGGAAAATACACGGGGTACAAAACCAACCCCGAACACTACCGTCCTTGTTTACATTCTGAGATTAGTGCTTTGATAAAGCTTGGGGAGGAGGATTGCTCGCGCTACACGTTCGTCAACGTGAGAATAGATAACAACAACAAAATATCACTCGCGAAACCCTGCCAGAACTGTCAGAGAATACTCGATCAAGTAGGATATAAAAGAATAATTTACTCCAGCGGCGAAAAAGGGTTTGCAGAAATTCGTCCGTGATTTTTTTTCTGGTCGAGGTTTTTCTAGGTTCTGGGAAACGCTCGCGTTTCTGGGAAATAGGGGGGGAGGGGTATAGAATAAGTAATAGATTAAGTATGAGAAAAACAATAGGGTAAAAGCTAATAGGGGAAAACAATTGGGGAAAATTGAGTGATAGATTGAAAAAAACCACCCCTGGCGGTTTTCTAAAACCCTGGGCACCCGAATTTCTAGGAAATGGGGGGGGAGCCTTGTTGCGACCAGTCTCAACAACAGAAAAAAGAGAAAAAAAAGATGCGATACTTGTTGCGCGGGTAATGGGGTGTGCTATACTCTTACCATGAACATGAAACTTACTTCCGCCGAATCCGCCCTGCTTGCCCAAGTCGCCAACAACGGCTACGCCATCACTAGCATCGAAAAAAGCGAAATCGAATTTCGCGTGCATTACAAAGCCTTTGGCGGAAGCGGAAGCCAAGCCATCGTTTACAATCTCGGTGCTTCCATGCTTCAGGCAGTGGCAAAAATCAAAGAACTAAAAAAAGCGATTGGCTGAAAAAACCCTTTGCGCCTCTCTCACCTTCTGCTACTATATAGCCATGAACAAGGAACTCCTCGCCAAGATGCACGAAGCTGACAACGCCAAGCGCGAATGCGTGCGCCTCGCCAAGAATCTGAAAGGCAACGCCAAGCTTGCCATGCTTGCCAAGGCAGACAAGCACGAAGAAGAAGCGGCCCGCCTTCATGAACTAATCATGGGCGAATAATCGCAAAAAACCCTTTGCACCTTTTCCGAAACCTGCTAAAATAAAATCATGAAAAACAAATTCGCCCGCCTCGCCTTGATTGAAGAAGCCCGCGCCATTCGCGAAAAAATGGAGCGTTCGGACTATCAAGAATTTTATGGCGACCTGCGAGGCTGGCATGAATTCCGCCTTAAGGAAATCGACGAGATTCTAAAGATTCTCCCTAAGCCTTTCGAGGGTAGCTTCTAAAGGGGAAACCCTTAGGAGTTTTACCTACCCAGGGCCCCCCTGGCTAGGTAAATTCCCTAGGGAAGCAGCCTAGCCTACTAGGGAAAAACCTTGTCAAGCGAAAAAATAAAAAAACATTTCTGCAAACCTGGCACGCTTTCCCATGCCAAAAAAAGAAAAGAAAAAGCGTTTTAGGTGTTGCGTTCCCTGCGCTTTGTGGCATAATAGAAGGGTTATGAAGAACAACGCACTCGCCACCAACGAACAAGTCCTCGCCTTCCTCGCCATTGCCAACGCTCGCCCGCAAGACCACAGCACCGAGGCCAGCGCCCTCGACAAGACGCTTGCCGCGCTGAAGGTTGTGCGCTACGAAAGCGAAAGCGGCCTCAAGTCTTTCGAAGTGGAAAGCTTCAAAGGCGTGCGCGTCTCGAAAAAGACGGGCCGCGAGATTGCCACCTTTGTTGTGAAGGGTGGCGAATATCGGAGTCTTTTCACGAATCAGATTCAATTCTGATTGACGAACCAAGAAAACCCGCTAATATAAAACCATGAAACAATTCTTCATCATTCGCCAAAATAGCAAAGCCGAACAATTCTCCATCCTGCAATATGGCAAAGGCGGCCCCGTGCGCCGTTCATGGAGCGAAGTCACGCAAGCTTTCCCTGACTGCCTAACTGATAAAGCCGTTTGCCCTTGGGGCGCTAGCCTTTGGGAAGAAGGCGAAAATGGAGCTATGCAATGCGTAGCAAGTAATTATGATTCTGGCGATTGACGCGCCAAGAAAAACCGCTATCTTAAAACCATGAATAAGTTTCTCTCTCTTTTCTTCTCTTGCCTCTCCTTCCTGCTTGTGCTTGTGCCGTTCGGCTTTTCCCTTTGGTTCATCGTGCAAGGCGCGGACGATAACGCGCTTTGGTCGTTGCTCTCGCTTCTGCCGCTTGCGCCGTTCATTAGCTGGCTCATGAGTCTTTCCGTGCGTTTCGAATTTCGGCACTTTGTTTTCCCGCGTCACGCTTCCGAGGAATAACCATGAAGACTTTCCTGATTCTCACCAACGCGCTTTTCATCGGCGCAGAAGTTTTTCTTCTGCTCGCGATTCGTGACAAGCCCGATGCCTTGCCGCCACAAGTTCCCATTCATGCGCCCGCGCCCGCGCCCGTGCGGGAAGTTCCCGCGCCCCGCGCCATTCCGTTTCAATCCGACGCGAACGCGCTCCTGGTTAGGCTAATCAAAGAAAAGGAAGGCTTTCATCCGCGCCCGTATCGCTGCCCCGCTGGGGTTCTCACTATCGGCTACGGCTTCACCGCGAAAAAGCACCTAGCCCTGGGCCGCATGACGGAAGCTCAAGCCTCGCGCATCTTGGAAACGGAAATTATCCCATCGGCCAAAAAAATCGTTCATAATTTGGTCAAAGTTCCTCTTACGCCATACCAAGAGGCCGCGCTTGCTTCTTTTGTTTATAACTGCGGCGAAAGTAACCTTGCCCGCCTAGTCAATGGCAAAAACCGCCTTAACGGTGGAAACTACGAACGAACCGCCTCCCTCCTAATGCTTTACACTAAGGCAAACGGAAAAACTCTTAAAGGACTAGTCGAAAGACGCAAGCAGGAAGCCGAAATGTTCCTAGGGAAAATTTGAAGCGAGGCGTAGGTAAGATACCTAGCCAGGGCCACCTGGGGTAGGTAAAAGTCTTAGGAGCAAAAAAAATATCTTTTTTCTCTTGCGCGTCTGCTAGAATCTGCTAATCTATAAACATGAAACGATTCACTTCTAAAATGTATCTTGTCACCTATGAATGCGGCGTTGGTGGATACAACCGCAGCTACGGCATTGTTGGCGTTTTTAATAAGCCTACAGAAGCTTCTCGCCATATTGCCAAGCTAGAAAAAGATCAAGAAAAAAAATCTCCCAGAGAGCGCATTCAATACAAACAAAAAACTCTTGACATTGAAAACCCCTTGACAACAGAGCTTTTTCGGTTTGAATACTAAACTATAGCCGCCTAGGTGAAATACCTAGCCAGGCCCGCCTGGGGTAGGTAAATTCCCTAAGACGCTCCCCCATGAGGGTAGGATTTTCACCTATTTATCCTAGGTGTTTTTGCTATTTATCCCAGAGTAATTTGCTATTTCGCAATTTGGCTTTTGCAACTGAAAAAAAATCATTTTTTATCTTGCGCGTCTCTTGTTTCATGGTATCTTCTCACCGTTAGCGAAAAACAACACAAACAAAAACATGAAAGAAAATTGCAACTGTCCGAAGTGTGGTGCCGCCGTCAAGTGGGAATACGAAGCCCCCTATCAGGAGTATCCAGGGGCGAAGGTGTGGGGCGGCGATTGGTCTGCCGAGTGCGCGTCGTGCGGCTGGCTGGGCTACGAAAAGCCCGACCTGAGCAACTACAACATACGCGAGAACACGCGAGGTTGGTAGTTGACCTCGCCTAGGTGAAATACCTAGGCCAGGGGTGTCTGGGGTAGGTAATTTCCCTAAGCTTCCCGCTAAGATAAAAAAAAGATAAAAACAGTTTGCGCGTTCTCTGGTTTCTGCTACTATATCGGCATGGAAATGAACTTCACCACCGTTGCCGAAGAGATGCACGCCGCCGCCGCCGAACTGAACGAATTCTATGACGCGCAACAAGCGCGTTGGGACGAGGAGGATGCCGCCGAAGGCGGGCGTTCTTGGATGGACGACGGCTACGATTTTTAACTTGACAACCCCCATGCTCACGCCCGAAGAATATGATCCCCCCACCTACGGGGGGACGCCCCAGCAAGAAGCGCACCAAGAAATGATTCTTTTGTTTGGCGCGGAAAAACCAACGCACGCTTGGATTCTCTCTGACTACGATGTGTGGGAGCCGAATCCTTTCTACGAAGGCCCGCCCCAGCCCCATCCAGAAGACGACCATCATTGGTGAACCCCTCGCCTAGGAGAAATACCTAGGCCAGGCGGGCCTGGGTAGGTAATTTCCCTAAGACACCCACCGAGCAAAAAAAGAACAAAAACCGCTTGCACATTCCCCGCTTTGTGGTATCTTTACCCGTAACCAAGAAAAACAATATGCTTGACGAAATGACCAACGCCGATTTCATTTGCCTTCTCAATGATTGCCCGAGCACCGACCAGCAAGAAATCTTTGAAGAAGCTGCCCGCCGTATCCGCAAGCTGGAATCTCAGGTTAAGGCTTGGGAAAAAGCCGCTTGGGATAGCGCAAGCGTTGAGACTCCTGATGAACTGAAACATTTCATTTATAGCGTAGAAAATTCTT